AAATTTTTCATAGTAATATTTGTTTATTTAAGGTTTGTAAATCTGTTAATATTTCGAATACTTCATCTCTTAACTCTATGAAGCTGTTATATTTTAACTCAACTTCTTTTATTGAACGTTCTTCAATAGCTTCATATACTGGTTTTTTATCATGAGTGCCCGGTACTACTACTCTAAGCGCTGAATAAACAGTGTATTCGCATTTTAAAACGTGTGTGTTTTCGTTAAATGACCAAACCATGTTTAAATCATTTTCTAAATCGTTACCCATCTCAAATAAGCTAACCACACCTTGAATGAAGCCATTAACGTACGCTTGTTTTTCTGTCTTTTCCATGTTGTTTTGTTTTATAAATTGTTGTCCAAATTAATCTGCTGTTGTAGCCCATTGCGGTTATGTAAACCTTTTTGCCTGTCGGTGCTTTTTCAGGCTCTCCGAATTCAGAGAATACAGCCCCTTCCCTATTTTTCCATTTCATTGTATTTTTAAATTTTAAGCAAATATAAATAAATTATTAATACAAAAACAATTATTTATAAATTTTTAAACCATTTTTTAATTATTTCATCTGTGCTTCTTATTTTATTTTTTTCTATTAATTGTTCTTTTGTATAATTTACATTTTCTCCATATGTCCATTTTTTACTGGTTATATTACCTTCCCAGTCACACATCAATATTCTTTTTACTTGATATTTAAAACAATCTTCATCATGAATATTTTCAAGCCTTGTCCATTGCCATTTAAATATTTTTGATAATTCAGGATGTATACTGTTGAGTAAGAAATCTCTATATTCTTTCCATGTTTTAAAACAATCAGGTAATTTTTTTATTGAATAAATTAAATTTTCTTTTCCATATATTGCAGCTGTATGAACACCATGTAATCGTTCTTCGAGTTTTTCATAAGTATCAGGTTCTAATTCCTGAAGATCAGTTAAACATCTAAATGCTTTCTCATGTACTAAATTAGACACTCTAAAATATCTCAGATTTCCTCCAAGCATATACATTTTATCATATACTTTATTGTATTTAAATTTATTATCTATTAAATATTTCCACACATCAGTATAACACCAGTCAATAATTGGATATGCTCTATGTGGTTTACCTTCAATGTTTTTTCTTCTTATCCAAAATAATTCATTGTTTTCACCAAACATTACAAATCTTCTATCAGGGCTTTCCTCTGCTCTTAATCCAATAATTGAAATGCTTTTTCCTTTAAGGTTTTTTAAGTTTTGACCAACCCATAAATTAAATTTATGAAATCGTTTTGGGTATTTTTTTTCTATTGAATGAATGGCAATTGGATTTTTTTCCCTAACCCATTTTTCACCTTCACCCCATGCAAATAAAAATAATTGAGAACTACTCGCAGCATTAGTCATAAATATTGGCACTTGATACCATTGAGGGATTACATTAGGTTGATTCATTGCCCATTCTACAAAATCAATAGTACCTTGGTATTCAGCTTCTTGATCTTGAAAATAAAGTATAAATTTTCTATCACGTTTTTTAGCTTCTTCATTTATTAAATGAAATAAAACAGTGCTATCTTTTCCACCTGAAAATGATAAAGAGATATTATCGTAATTATCAAATAAAAAAGATATACGTTTATGAGTAGCTTCTAAAACATTTTCTTTTCCTCTTATTATTGTTCTTGCCATTATATTTATATATCTTCATTTATATCTTCACCAGCTTCAATAATTTGTCTTTCTATAGAATAAGGAATGCCTTGTATTTCCGATGCAATACCTTTTAATCCAATTAATCTTTGAACTTCTTCTAATGTCATACCAAGTTCTTTCATAATTTTCAACTCATCCCAGCCTTGTTTTAACATTCCAACTAATGATGCTTGTAATTCAACTTCATGTTTACCTCTTGCTCTATTATGTCTAATAGTTGATGCCATTCTATCACTAATATCTTTTTCAATTACAGATACTGGTATCATTCCATTTTCACGTTCATAAATGTCTTTGCGAGTTAATAGAATAGTATAACGATGAAATCCATCTACTATGATGTATTTATCTCTTTCTTTATCATAAAAAGCAACTACAGGCATTGTATAGCCATCAGATTTAATTGATTGATAAAGCAAATCCATTTCTCTTTTAGCTACATGATTTGGGTTATAATCATTAGCTTCTAATTTTTCAACTGGTACAGCAATTATGCTATATACAGGACTTTTAAATTGTTTTTTCATAATATTTGTTTTAATTTTTTTATACTATATTCAGAAAAGAAATCAAGTAAATTTCTTTTTTTAAGAATATTGTCGTTTATTAATTTTTCTAAACCTACATTGCCAGTTAGGTCATAATACATACATTCTTTATTTTGTCCTGTTCTATAAATCCTCCTTTCTATTTGTTCTCTTTGAGCGTAATCCCATGTTTTATCCCAAAATATAATAATGTTAAAATCTTGAAGGTTTAAGCCATAAGAGTGTTTATTTATACTTTTTATTTCTATTCCTTTGTAATATTCTTTTAATTGTTTTTGTGTGTTGATATATTTAGCGTAGATCAAAACCTTTGATTTATCAATACCTTTTAATAATTTATCTATTATTTTAAATTTGTTCTCACTTAATGAATAGTTATGCTGCATCTTTTGAGTTATTTGTAAAAAAATATTATTGTTTTTTGATAATAAAAATTCTTCATTCAAATATTTTTCTTTTACAGCATTATGATATTCTTTTTCTTCTTCAGATAAAGAATAGTCTAAATCAATGTGCTGTTTACCGATACTTAATGATAATTTACTTTCAAATATAAATGGCTCTATTAGCTTATAAAGGTGCTTTACGTTGTGGTATTTTTTGATATATTCTTTTTCATTGCCATTATGATGCTTTATTTTCACATATTCACAAAAATTATTTTTAAATTCTGAATAATTCATATTTAAAATTTTAGGAGAAAGAAAAAACATTTGCGAATACAAGTCAAGTAAATTACGACTTAATGGAGTTCCATTTAAAATCAAACGATAATAACTAAAATTAGCTAATTCGAATAATCGTTTAGTTCTTTTTGCATCGTTATTTTTTATCTTCAAACTTTCATCAACAATAATAGTTGCTTTGCTTGATGATTTCAATTTATTTAAAAGATATAAATAAATCCTATCACTATTTTGGATGCTTTCTATTCCAACAATTTCACAATCTAAGCCACCCCATTTATTTATTTCATTTAATAGATTTTGCTTAGTTTGAAAAGGTGTAAACCATAGCACGAAATCAGTATCAGTTGATTTTATTAATTCAATAGTCGATCTCGTTTTTCCTGTACCAGCTTCCATAAATAAAGCACCGCATTTAACTTTAGAAAGTTTATCAATTGCTTTTATTTGATTATCTAAACAAGCTATCATCATGGCTAACATCTTTGTTTATTGGCTCAGGCGTATGGCTTATAATTTGAACATATGGCTTTAATTGGTTTGTTTCTGAATCGTACCATGCGCACTTTTTATTTGAATAAGTAATGCTTTTTTTGCTCAAAATCCATTCACTTATCCAGTATGCTTCTGATTTATTTACTGAAAAATCATCTCCAAATATTTGTGATTTTGGTATCAAATCTGAATTACCATTAAAATCAACCGCTTTAAAACACTTGTCAGAAATACTAACAAGTTCTTTTAGCCTTACGGAATAGCATTTAGTCTTCATGTTGAATAATTTTAATTTTGTTAACCGAAAATTTATTTTTACAAAAAGATTTAGCTTCTTTTAAATTTTTTGCTTTAAATGAATAATGAATGCTGTTCAAATATTCCGTTGAGTAGATTGCTGTAAAATTTTTCATGTTGTTTGTGTGTTTTAATTATAAAGCAAATATAAAACAAAATTTAATACAACAAGCAAAAAAAAGCAACTATTTTTTAAAATAATTGCTAACTGCTTGAAAAATACTATTTTTTTAATCCTTTTTGTATTTCCTTTTGATTTTTCGCTTCTCAAAATGCCTAATTACACCCGCTATTAATAAAGATAAAAGAGATCCAACGATGCCATTATCTAAACCTTTAATTATCTGTCCTCCACCTGTAGCTTCATGCACCGCTACAGCTGTGTTTACTACATCTGTTACAACTTGGTTAAGGGTATCATTTACTATTTGTATTAACATAATATTTTATTTTTAATTTATTTGTATATTTGATTGTTTTTTCATAGTTGTGTGTGAAAGGCTCGGCGTTTGTCGGGCTTTTCTATTTAAACTATTTCAAGCTCATGATCTGCGCCATGAAGCATTAATAAGTTAACTAATTTATTTTCAGCTTGAGTGCTTTCGAAAATGCTGTTTACGCTCTTTTTAAAGCCCACTAAAATACATCCTAATGAATGTTCGGCTGAGTTCCCTCTGTGCATTAAAACGCCTGTAAATCCTTTTATATTCAATAAACGAGGTAGTACTCTTTTGAATTTAGGTGATTCGTTAACTATCAACTTATATTTACCTTTAGGAATGGCTGTTTTTCCAAATACTTTTTTAGCTACAATTAATGGCAATGGATCGCTATCTTTCAATCCTCTATCTTTATCCTCCAATGTATAGCAAAAAAATTCATCGTTGATGAATAGTTTGCCTATCGTACAGATGTCGTTGAATTCCTCACGAATTAGTTTCAGTTTCATAATCTATTTTTTTTGG